CGACGATTGGACTATTCAACCGCCGCTTGTCGAAGTGGCGAATCCGGATTGCAAAATCCCGTGGGATGCTATCGAAATCACTGACGAGCAATATACTGCTATGTTGGAGGCTTTGTCGACCGGCATGACCGTATCGATCGACAATGACGGCACTATTCGTTTCAACGGCCCGCCGCCTCCAACGGTTGCAGAAATCACAAAGTCTTTCATCGATTCCATCCAGGCGCATATGGACGAAGCTGCGCAAGGTTACGGATATGATGATATCAAGACTGCCGTAACCTATGCTGATGAGCCGGTGGTTGTAAAATTCCAAGAAGAAGGCCGAGCATTCCGCCGATGGCGGTCTTATGTGTGGGAATACGGCTACGCTCAATTGGAGCTTGTGCAGAACGGCGAACGTGAAATGCCAACCATCGAAGACATGTTGGCGGAATTGCCGGCTATAGTCTTCGTAAGCTAAACAATAAAATCAGGCTGACCAATTCAGGGGTGTAAAATGCAGTTGAAAGAGCGGGTGGTGAATGCTGGGGTGGAGTCTGTTGGTATTAGCATAGCAGACAAAACAACGATAGGAGGCAGTGCCGCTGCAGTCGGTGGCAGTATCTTGGGTTCGGTCGATTGGATAACGATTGGCGGTATCGTAGTGGCATTGCTCGGTTTGGTGGTCAGCACCTTTTTCCAATGGCGCAGGGATGCGCGCGAAGAACGCGAAACCAATGTACGCATATCCACCTATCAGCGTCGCGCTGCAGACGTTCCGGAGGTGAGCGAATGAAAATCAACCTTCCGCGTGCGGCTGTTGGCACGTTGACGGCCAGTGCTGCCGCTGTTCTTATTTGGTTTGCCGGCGAGGGCTTGAGTTTGAAGCCCTACGTCCCGACTAAGGGCGATGTGCCGACAGTCGGGTACGGGTCGACCCGGTATGAAGACGGCACCCAGGTCAAGATGACTGACCCGGACATCACCAAGAAACGAGCCGAGCAGTTGGCGCGTAATTTGATGAGCCAAGACGAAAAACAGTTTCGCGCATCCCTCCCCGGCGTAAAACTGCATCAAGAGGAATATGACCTTTATTTGGATTTCGTTGGTCAGTACGGTATCGGCAACTGGCGCGGCAGTTCGATGCGCAAATCGCTACTGGTCGGCGAGTATTTTTCAGCATGCCAATCGCTGCTTAAATGGCGGTTCCAAGGGGGCCGGGATTGCAAACTGCCTCAAAATTGGGGGCCGCAAGGGTGCAAGGGCGTATGGACTCGCCAAGGGGAGCGCTATTCAAGGTGCATCACTGCACAGGAGGGATGATACAATGGACCCGTGGCTGAAATATGGAGTGGTTTTTCTCTTTGGTGTTGTCGTTGGCGCAGTGCCGATGAAATGGCGTTGCGATGGTCAAGTGTCTGAGATAAAACTTACGGCGGCCAACAAGTTGTTGGATGCGAACGAAGAACTTCGAAAGAAGGACGCTAAACTGGCTGCCGCCGATCTGGAAATCCTGTCGAGAGTGTCACATGAAAAGATTCAAGATCAGATACAGCGTGCTGATGTCGATGCTGGTCGTAAGCGGCTGCTCGTCTATGCAAAGTGCCCCGGCCTGCCCGAAACCGTCACCGCCCCCGGCGTGGATAATGGAGGAGGGCAACGGGCCGAACTTGATTCTGCTGCTCGACCAGCTTATTACGCCCTCCGCGACGGCATCCGAGACGAACTAGCTAAACTGCAGGCTTGTCGGCAGCGTCTGTCTGAGCTGTCGTACTAAGCTTTTTCATGTGATGGTATTGCGACAGCATTAGAGCATTGGTGAAGATTTTGTCAACGTGGGGCAGCCCGCTCGCTTCGTCAATCTCTTCGCCGGACGCTAAAGCAATCAAATGGCGCCCGATTGAGTCCAATATCTCATTTTGAGGCATCCCCAATCTCCAGTTGCCGCGTCCGTACTTAGCGGCTCCCTCTGCCAGCGCTTTGGCGCCGCCTTCTAAAGCAAGCCCGAATTCGAATATCAGGCTCATTTGGGGCTTGCCTTCAGTCAGCCCGTTGCGAGAAGCGCGGTCTTTAGCTCCATCCAGTCCGGGACGTTCTTCCAAACTATCATCGCCTGATTGGCCCATCCTTCGTAACTCCTATCGTGAATCAAAGTGCGGCTTGCTCTGCCGTGTATGAGTAGATATGTTTTGTTGCCAAAATCATCAGCATGGCGGGCCAGGATGAAAGCCCTGACCGCACCTGCCTTCGTTCGTTTACAAAACCATGCATTCTGGTTGGCCCGCAGAACAAAACCCCCTTTCTTTTTGTCGAACACCTTAAGTTCGATGTCGCCCTCCAGGCCGTCGATGCAGTAGTTAACATCGGGCCTGCCCTGGGAAGTGGCGTGCGATTCGATCCTGTCAAAATGGCCTATATGACCGATCGCATCCTTGATTGTGTTCCACAGAACCTTTTCCGTCATGATTAGAACTCGTATCGTGCGTTTTGCCACTCAGACCAAATCTGATTGGATATACGTCCAGGTTCGCCGGCTGCGCCAAAAAATGCGCCTGCATCGTCCATGATGTCAACCATCACAGCGTTGGCATGGCGCCCTACTTGGTGCTCTTCGAGGAATATCATCGATTCCAAGTAGTCGGCGCACTTGATGATGGTTCTTCCAAGGGCATCGACATCCATCGGAACGTCGAATTCCGCAAGCAGGTCATCAAACTTAGCGCCGAAGGCTCTCCGGAGCTTCTTCTTCGCGGGCGTCGGGATATCGCCACTTCGGGACTCCCCAGAGTCGTGGACTATCGCGGCGGCCACGAGAGAGGCCACGGCGGGGCCTCCCAGGCCGAGACGACTCGCGATCTCGCCGGCCAGGACCGCGACCCCGTATTGGTGATCCGCCAGAGTCTGGATTCTGGAGGTGTTGACGATATGGAAGCGCTTAACGCTACCGGCCCTGATTAGATCATTGATTCTTGACATGCTGCAGCACTCCTTCTTCGATCTTCCATGAGCGTTTTCTGTTGATTTCCATCTTGTGATGGATTAGTTTAGGTAAGTCGAATCCCAAATGATTCGCCAAGTCGAACATGATGATAGCGATATCAGCCATTTCCCAGCCGTCGAGAGGCTTGTCAGAAAGCTCTTGGAACTCTTGCATGAGCTTCTTTATCATGTCCTCTTTGGTGCGCTCCGGATATACCTCGTCGCACCATGACTGGACGGTGGCGGTAATGCTTCTGATATCGCTATCAACTTTTAACATGTTAGGCGCCCCGATTACCGATGGATATGTCGCCGTGAGCAGGACCCCAGCCGGTGAACATAACAGGCACTTTTGTTTCCTGCTCGATCTCGTCGACCAAGACCATGCAGTCATGGTAGGACGGGTATTGAGCGAAGTTCAAGAAGATTTCGTCCGGAGCGCAATGGAAGCATGCCTCTTTGATCTGCTGCAAAGAGAACGTGAATACCCGCCGAATGCGACCAGTGACTGTGGTAGTTTCCGGCACTTGGCCGATCGCCTCCCAGGATGTCTCTTCCTGGTCTTCGTAGCATGGGCCGCTAAACCCGTCCTCCGTATTGCCTACCCGGATCGGGAAAGTGCGGGCGGTACCGATAACCTTTCTGAGCATGTTGTGCGGGATGCCCATATCGGACAGGAATCGGGCTGGTGTGCAGTCGCGGCTGGTCGTATACGGATAAAACTGCGTGTTGATACCAAGGGAGTAACCTTGGGACCCTTCTGCCAAAATGCTGTCGGCGTTGGTCAGGGCGTCCATCCACTCTTGATGGCTGCATACGTACCGATTAAACTTGGCAGCGGCTGTTGGAGAATCGGTCAAAGGACGGGCCATCTTGTGAATCATGGCGGCCATCGATCCCTGCATAGTGCTGCTGATGCCGGACAGGCCCAGGCGTTCCGCTTCCGTATGTTCTTCGAGCAGGACGGTAGCATTCGGATGGACCATGATACGGACATCACTGCCGAGATAACCGAATTGAACGGCTTGATCGATTTCGAACAGCAGCCGGTCTTCGCTGAACACAGCACCCGGCCCGATCATGACGCATTTAAGCATCGGCGACACGATGCCGTTGGGCAGCACCTTGTGGATCATTTTGTTGCCTTTGGAATCGATGTACGTATGGCCGGCATTCGGCATGTTGCATGTCACAACGGTGTCGTACATCGTAGTTTCCGCCAGGAAGCCGGCGATTAGGCCCTTGCCGGTGCTGCCGAATTGAAGGTCTACGATCATATCTACTTTTTTCATTTCACTCATCCTCGTCCTTTGGTTTTTGAATTGCGTACACCTTCTCAACTAGGGTACACAGGCTGTTGTAAGATGGAACTAAAAACGTCCTTATACGGCTGTTGCCGGACCTTATGCGCGGACCCTCTCTGAAATCAAGGGCCAACATCTTTGGATAGAACAGCGTTGTTGACATAACCGTTGCCCGCTGTTTATATTTCTTACTCCATTCGGCATACGCTTCCCATAGCTGGATTTTGTCGACCTTCTCCGGCCAATCCAAGCCCTTGTCGCTCATGTTGGCTTCTGCGTCATGCACACCAAGATTGCCGGAATCGACGATGTAAGCCATCCACGCCGGGAACGAATCGTTTAGTGATTGTACCTGCATCATCGTACGCTGCTTGCGCAGTTCTGCAGTTTCGGGAGCATAACGAAGGTTCGCTATCACTTGGCGCGTCGATAACTCATGCAGCATCGCTTCATAGCCGCCGTTATTCATCTGGCGGCTGATATCGCCAAAATACTCGCGGTCGTTGGCTACGGTTGATGTCGTCTCCAGGACGAACCAGCGGCGCGATTCCGGGCCGGCTGCAACCTTCCAATCGTTGTTGGTGGCCATCATGATATGCAAGAACGAATCGGCTTTTTTCATATCGCCGAATTTCCGCTCCTTGGTGTTGGTCTTCTCGCTAACCATTGCCTTGAGTCTGTTCGCAACTTCGTGGTTGCCGGCGTATATCACCTCATCCGCAAACAAGAACACGGAATCCATGACCATGCTGTTGAATCTGGACGTCAGGTGATCGCCGTTCGAAATCACACTGCCATGGATACCGAAAATCTTGACAATCGCATTGGCCAGCGTGCCCTTGCCCGCGCCCTCGATGCCGCCAAGGACCACAGCACACCCCTTGGGATTTGCCGGGTCTTGAAACATGTCCGCCATCCAATCCATCAGCCACTCGTAATGGCTCTCTATGCCGGAGCACAGATTGTTCATAATATGTTCTTTCAGCAGCGACCAATCGCCGGGGACCGAGCGGACAGCGAATCCGGCCCATGTGTTAAGGTACTGCATATCACCCAGCTCTACTACCCTGTCCTTGGCCGGGTGCATCAACATGCCGTCGAAGGACCGGCGCCGGGTGCTGGCCATCCACATGTCGAATTTTCGCACAGGCTTGGGGTTGCCCTTGGCGTCTTGCACTATGACCGTATCGTTGGAATAGAAAGCCTTGAATGCGTCGATGCTGTACAGGTTGAACTGGTATTGGATCGAATCCGGCACCGGCTCCTTTTTGATTACCTTTGCCTGCTCTCCTGTGAGCACCAAAGCGAAGCGGCTGTTGTATTCGTCAATCAGGTCAACCAGCATCCCTTCCTCAGAACCTGCATCCTCTACGGTCATCTTGGATGCCGCGCCGGCATTCTGCGCTATGTAAAACAGGGTCCCCATGCGGATAGGGCCGTTCTCCTTAAACTTATCCCATCGAATGGAGCATTCACCCGACACATACCGTTCGCCTTTCTGGCTCCATTCATCCCATACATCAAGGCCATCCTTGCCGCTATGCTGGCTGTGGATGGCCTGACCGCACCGCAACCACTCGTCGTACGTCAAATCATCGGGGTTGATGGTAGCTAGCAGTTCTGCAGCCCTCGGCAACGGCACAAGCAGTTCTGTGTCCTCTGCGCCGACCATTTCGTTGCCGCGCCCGCCCGCTGCAGCGGTCATCTGTTTGGTCCAGGCGACCCCCATGGCATCAACGACCCATGGCGGGGGATCAGCGATGTCGCCTCCGCGCTCCCACTCATACTCTATGCCGTCGACGACAGACGGCCACGCCATGATATGAGAAGATATCTTGCCATCGACTCCGCCACGTGTGTCGATACCAAGGCCGATCTTGTTCTGAGAGGGGGTAAGGTTCGTCCGCCACATGGCCAGCACGTGGATGCCTCCGGATGGCGTACGCTGAATTGGCCCGTACATTTCGCCGTGCTCATCCAGCAGGGCTTTCCATGCTTCGTGTCCCCACTTCTCGTTGCCGTATTTCTTCTGGTATTTGTTGTCGACATCAATAGCGAAGATGCCGCCTTTTCCGTAATAGTCTCCACACCCCAAAGCAATGTTGTAGCCACGGTACTTGCCTTTGATCGGGTCAAACCATTCTTCGATCTTAGATGCTCTGGCCGAGCACATAGACGTGTAAATTGATGAGCTGTTTATGTGCTTCTGCCCTGCCGGAATCGGTATGATCGGGAGTCCCTGGGATACGTAGTACATCGCTGCCCGATAGACTTTTTCATTCCGACTTTCGCAGGCTTGTATCTGTTGTATCTCTGCCAAGTCGATTTTCATTTTGCGGCTTTCCTAGGTTTTACAGCATTCCACCAATTGGTGCCTATTCCGTTCAAGTCCATCAGCAACGGCACACGCGACGGCAGACTATGTGCCACGGCTTGCATTGCCTTGAATGATGAACGTATGTTGCCGGGGTCGACACTCGTATCGAACGAATCGTGTGTATTCAACACAATCGTGCCGCCCAGCGGTTCTAATCCTGATTCAATCCCCTTCCACATCATCTTGTTGTAATCTGCACTCGTGGCCTGGATCAACAGTCCAGATTGCTTGTAAGACTTATATCCGTTGATGCAGCGAAGATGGCGACCGGTGAAGGTCTTGATGTATCCCCGGTCCTCGCTTATCATCTTGGCCCGGTCTGCCAGAGTCGCCACTCCTGGGACCTTAACATGGTACTGGTCAATGATTGATATAGCCTCTGCACCGGGCTTGCGGTAGCGTACCACTTTACCTTTCTCGCGTCCACTGGTGACCGTAAACTCAGCCCACTCCCAGGACAGCCCGAGTTTGTGCGCGATGGCGCCCTTGCCTGAGTTAAAAATCATGGACAGATTAATCTGTTTGGCATTCGCCTCGCCCTGTTTGGTGGCGTTGCGGGGGATGCCCATGAGGTCTGCCACCCATTGATGGAAGTCCATCTTAGGATTGTTGGCGTAGATGTCTTGGAGTGCCGCATTATACAAAGACACCAAATGGGCGAACACGCGCACTTCAAATGAGTTCATGTCGCCTGATAGCCATACCTGCCCGACTTCCGGCAAGAAGATAGGCTTCACGATGGCGGCAATCTTCTTGTTTCGGCTCGGAATCTGCTGCATGGCCGGGCCTTGATACGACAGCCGGCCCGAACTCGTGCCGCCGTCCTCGCCCTTGCTTTGGTTAATGGTAGGGTACACCCGATCACCGACCATATGGCCTAGCACGTGACCCGCAAGGAATGTATCGCGAGTTTTGATCATGGACCGGATTTCTATAATGCTATTGGCGATCGGGTCATCCATCTTGTCCAGGATTTCGGCAGTCAGTGACGGACCGCCAGATTTTGCAGTGCCAAGCTCGGAGCCGGTCCTGTTCGATATCCAGGTGCCTGATGGCAACTGTACCGGATCGAATAGCTTTTTGACTTGCGGTGCGCTGTTGACGTTGAACCCGTTGATGCCGATTTCGCGATCAAACGACGATTGCTTCTCGTCGATCACCACAGTCAGCTTATCTATCGCCGCTTCGGCGGCTGAGGCGTCGACACGAATTCCGCGCATGGCGGCCCGGCCCAAAGTAGGAAGCAAACTGCGCTCAAAGTCGGTGATTTCTCGTAGCTCTTGGCGCCGTATTTCATCTTCCTGCCACATCCATAGCCGTATCGCAAGAATCGCATCCTTGTCTTGATAGCGCCGCACCAATTCTGCCGGTGCGTATTGCAGGTTTTCGATCTGACCTTTCTTGGTGGCTGGGCCGCCGAATATCGCTGCAAGCTCCTCCCACGGTTCCTCTTTACCTTCGCCCAGGTACTTCTGACAAAGGTCCTCCAGTTGGTATGACCCGGCACGGCCACGGGTCCAAGGAAAAATGCTGCCTTCATGCTCATTGATCTGGCAGGCACGCACTACGGTACAATCCACTCGGTCGAGCGGGACATCAAGCCCTGCTGCTTTCAGCATCTTGACGTCGAATTGCGCGTTATGGAAAACATACAAACAGCGGGAACGGTTAATGTCCCGCTGCAATGCTGGGATATGGCTGGCATCTGACCGAAAGTCTATGAATTCGGTGTCGCCGTTTGGTGTTGCAAGCGACACGGAGAATGCTTTGTGTCTCGGGTAGACAAGGCCCGTGGTTTCTGTATCTGCACCAACTTGCTTGCGGTCGAAAATCGACATCTTTTTATTCTCAACAGCTAAAACGGGATATCGTCACTGAAATCGTCTTCCGGTGGCGGGTTGCCTCGCGCCGCTTGTTCACGGATTCTGTTGATATTCGCTTGATTTTGCGCCAGGAAGTCGGAGCCTTGACTCGATGCGGGGGCGCGATTGACCTGCTTACCGGAACTGGCGTTGTCATCTTTGGGGGTAAGCGCCAAAGACAGGAACTGTTTTCCTGCAGTTTTGCCGGATTTCGCCGTTTTGATCCAGGCCGAAACCCAATATTCTTCGCCGTCTTCCAGCTCGATGCTGCCTTTGTAATCCGGGTGATTATCGCTGCGCTTGTCGTTGTTGACAAACAAAGCACCGCGTAAGCTGTTGTCATATGACATTTCGTTGTCCTCAAAGGAGGGTATTAGAATGGCCCTCCGAAGAGGGCCGGTACAGCGGTGTTACATGTCGGACGCGTCGACCCGCTCCGCACGTTCGGTGTCGCGGGATACGTCTTTTTGCCCGGCTTTGACGGCCTCGTAAGTCGCCTCAGCCCGCTTGTACAACGACTCGGGGATGTAACCGAGTTGCTTGACGGACCAGTTGTAGAAATCGCCTTTGGGGCTTCTGTCCGAAACTACAGACAGTTTATAGGCGCGAGAGAAACGATCGCCGGACGACTGTTGTACTTGGGTGTTCCATTTGCGACTCGGTTTGAGCTGCGAGCGGGACATCGAAATAACAACGTCTTCCAGGTGAGCTTTTTCCTCGGTGTGATCGGGGTACACCATGATACAGAAATGCTGGTGCGTGTATGATACACCCCAATCATCCTTGTCCTCTTGCTCTGCGATCCATTGTTCCGCCAGTTCCTCGGTCGAGAACGCCCCGCCGAAACCGCCGCCCTTTTGGCGGTCTTTCCACGCCACGTATTCCGCACGGAAGAAACACGGAATAACGGTGATGTTGCCGTCCGGGAACAGTTTGTTGCTGGCGGTGTTGAAGATCATGCCTTCTTCGGCACCGTCGATGTAAGCATCTTCGGATTTCTTGCGTTGAGGCGACAAATCCTGGATGATAGACATCCTGGGAAGTGACATGTCATCGGTAGTCACCCCCTCGCTGCCGCGCCGGCCATCGGCCTGAACGTGATCGGGCATGTTGTTGCTGAACATTTCTTCGTCTTTCGGTGCTTCGGTTACTGCCACTTTTTTGCCGGCCATCTTGATGATTCCTCAGATATATGTTAGACTCGGATGAGTCGAAGGGTTACTTTTTGGTTACTGCTGCGCGCATGAAAGGCGTATAGTTGACCAATTCGTTGATCTGATCGAATTTGGTCTTCTCTGCCTCGTCTGCGTCCTCGCCGGGGGTAAACTCCACCTCCCGCGATTGGTCATCCTCTGCTAACTCTTTGACGAGCGACTTGAGGGATGAGGGGTTAACGGTGTCCTTGATCAGGTCACCGAAATTGTTGTCACGGAGCCACACAAACAGCTCGTCTTTCTTGTCCGGCTTTTGTGTGCAATACGCGTCTTTGGTCAGACCGAGCCGGCCAATGCCCGCAAAGTTTTGGGACGTTACACCATCGTTGGCGTACCGGACAGGAACAACTTTGATCCGGATTACATCCAGTTCGGCTTTGAGGGCGCTTGCGGTGTTTTCGGCTTCTGCGATCTGGTCGCGCAATTCCAACATTCTGGCGGCGATGTCTTTGTACGGCATTTTTTCGTATTTTTGTTTCCATGCCTTTTCTTGATCCATGTCCTCTACAACTTCATCGATTTGTGCCATTTTTATCTCCAAGCAAGGTTGAGGACAGCGAATCTCCAGACTGTTGGTTAGTATACCACGCCAGCAGTCGCGCTGTCAAGTGCCGTTCGTCGGGGAATCAAACGCTGTCGCGGTTTTCGATTGATTCCCTCACCATATCACTGAGGGATTTCTTTTCAAACAAAGCTTTGAGGATCATTTTATCCTCTTTTACATCCGCCTCGAAATCTACATAGACGCAATGATCTTTCTGCCCGGTGCGATGGTTTCGATTTTCCATTTGCACGCGGTCTTCGCTACTAAACGTATTGCTGTAATTCAGCGAATATTTGGCCTTCGTCAGCGTCAATCCGATGCCGCCCACTGTTTGGTTCGACAGAAAGAATCTGCAATCCGGGTCTTCTTGGAGCCTTGTTACTGCTATTTTCCGATCTGCGTCTGAAATTTTGCCGTCGTATCTGACAACGGAATTCTCGCCATATTCCTTGATAAGGCGCTCCATTATGCGATCACGCTCCGGAGTAAACCTCGCCCATATCAGACATTTTTCACCCTCGCCGAGGGACTCGATATAATCGAACATTGCCTCCATCTTTGGATTCTTGCCCGGCATTGGCATCGTTTCATAGCCGCCGTTTTCGACATCAATGTACGGTAGACTGCCGCCCACTATTTGTTGAATTCGCGTCATCCGCTCCAGGGCCATATCTACATACAGCTCAACGCCAAGGGATTCGACCACTATAGAGCCTTCTTCCTTCAGCTCTCGAATAGCGGATTTTTGTTCCGGCGACAACGGCACTGACACTTTCTGATAAATCTTGGCTGGGATATCCACGCAGTCTTCCAAGCGGACATATTGACAGCTCGGTCTTATCCTTTCCATCAACTCTTCGAGGTTTTGATAGCCGACAATCTGTCGATTTTCGAAACCGCCTATCACGCAATATCTGGACCTAAACACCGTCCATTTTTTGATGCC